TGGCTCTACTCGAACGCCGCGTTCATCCTTGAGAACGCCGGCAACGGCGGTCACCTGCCCACCCACATGTTCGTTTCGGCGGGCAACTGGGAAGCGCTCGGTAAGCTTGAGGACGGCTCCGGTCGCCCGTTGTTCCCGCAGGTCGGCCCGATGAACGCCTTCGGCACCACCTCGCCTGGCACCTCGAACTTCGTCGCTTTCGGCCTTCAGGTTGTCGTCGACACGAACTTCGCCAACGCCGGCAACGGCACGCTGATCCTCGGTGACACCACCGGCTTCGAGATCTTTGAGCAGACCAAGGGATTCCTTCGTGTTACGGACGCCACCGTCCGCGGCACGAACATCTCGTGGTTGTCGTACTTCGCGACGCTCATGCTCGACGTCGACCGGTACGTCAAGGCCGCGTTCGTCTGATCCTCCCCCTGAGACACCTGCACCATGGCTAGTTACACGATTACGCACCTCACGCGGGTCGATAACTATGCCGTGGTGCAGGTGCTCGAGGACACAGAGATCGAGGTCGGCCAAGAGATTGTCATCTCATCGGCCTCCGACGCCACGTTCGACGGCACCCACACCGTCATCAGTACCGAGCCCTACGAGCTCATCGACATCACCGACGAAGGCGACCTCGTCTTCGACTGGGATGTCTATTACCCAAACCAAGCCATCTTCATTGACGCTGGCGACGACGTTGAGCGCGACACCGCGACCGGCACCGTCACCTACACCACGACATGCAGCTGGATCGACGCCGACGACGTCACCGAATGGCTCGGCGTCGAATCAGCCACCGCGAACGACACAGCGTTCATCGCAACCTGTGTCGCCGCGGCCAACGCCTGGTGTTACCGGCGTCGAGCATCGGCCGGCTACTTCGACAGCCTGTCCACCGTCCCAGACGGCTCCGTCAAACTCGGGACCGTCATGTACGGCGCCACGCTGTACCGTGAACGCGGCTCAGTCGATGGCTACGCCTCGTTCGATGCGATGGGAACCACACAGCCGATCGCGTCCTACGGCCGCATTCTGCAGCTCCTCGGCGTCGGTAGACCGCAGGTGGGCTGATGCCTGCCTCCGGAATCTTCATCAGCGCGATCGCACAGATCAAAGCCGCTGTCACCGCGCTCGGCTACAAGCCGGTCACCGACCCGCGCAACGCCCGCCCGCTCACCGTCTTCATCGAAATGCCGACGTTCAGCGGATTCAACACCAACATCGCCGACATGACGTTCACGCTCCGTGTCCTCGCGCCGCCACCAGGCAACCAAGACGCGACGAACTGGATCCTGACCGCCGTCGACGCCATTCATGAGAGCGCGGACATCGCCGTGACCGCCGGCACGCCGTCCATCGCCCTCATCGGTGAGCAACAGCTCCCCGCCTATGATCTAACCGTCCGGCTAGCAACAAGAAGGAACTGACCCAATGGCAACCACCGTTGTTCTCAACCAGGCCACCCTGACTGTCGACTCGGTCGACTTCAGCGACCAGGTCTCCACCATCACCGTCACCGAGAGCTACGAAGCCCTCGAGTCGACCGCGTTCGGCGACACGGCCCGCAAGTTCGTCAAGGGACTCGGCAACCACGAGATCTCCGCGACCCTCATGATCGCCTACGGCACCAGCGAGGTCGAGGAGAAGTTCAACTCGCTCGCCGGCACCACGTTCGACGTCGTCGTCACCCCGACGACCTCCGCGACGCCTGGCACCTCGAACCCCGCCTACACACTCAGCGGCTGTTACCTCGAAAGTGTGACCCCTGTCAACGGCGGTGTCGGCGAGCTGCCGACGATGGACGTCACCTTCCGCGGCGGCGCCCTCACCCGCGCCACCAGCTGATCTAGTTCATTCCCAACTGAAGGAGCCCCGACATGAACCTCACGATCCGCATTGACCTCGGCGACGGCCCGCAGGACATCCAAACAAACCTGTGGGCTGTCGTCGCGTGGGAACGGAAGTACAAGACCAAAGCGTCACAGATGGCGACCGCGGCCGGCATGGAAGATCTCGCGTTTCTTGCGTATGAAGCCATGAAGGGCCAGAAGATGGTCGTGCCAGCCGTGTTCGACGATTTCATCAAGAAGATCGTCAGCCTCGAGGTCGTTGGAAGTGACGAACGCCCTACCCGAGGGGAACCAGAAGACGCCAGCTAGCCGAACTGCTGGTCGCTGTCTCCTGGTGGCCCCCACAAATCGAGTTCGATCTCAAAGACCTGAACACCGTGGTCGATGTAATCGAAGAACAGAAGAAGGCCAATGGCAAGCGTTAGCGCAAGAGTTGAAGTGAACGGCCTAGCCGACACGCTGAAAGTCTTGCGCCGTGTTGACCCTGAGCTGCGCAAGACGACGATCCGGCGCATGAAACTCGCGGCTAAGCCAATGCAAGCCGAAGCCAAGAAACTGTTTCCCGACGCCTCGCCGCTGTCCGGTTGGGGAAACTGGCGCGGCGGCTACGACGGCCGCACCGTCAAACGCAACGTCAAAGTGTCATTCAAGGGATCGAAAGCCCGCAACAGCGACACGATCCCTTTGCTGACGCTCCGCCAAACCAGCGCCGCCGGCGTCATCTTCGACATTGCTGGCCGCAAGAGCTCCGGAAACAGCCCGTCAGGCCGCGCCATGATCGCCCGCCTCGACCGCTTCGCGCCGGCCTCAAGGGTGATGTGGCCGACTGCTGAACGCCACATGCCCGAAGTCGTGCAAGGCGTAAGATCAGCCATCGACGACATGTCCGAGATCATCAACCAGGAGCTGCGCTAGATGGCTATCAACGTCCCGATCGTTAGTGAGTTTTCGGACCGTGGCCTCAAGAAGGCCATGTCCGAGTTCAAGCGACTCGAAACCGCCAGCCAGAAGACCGGCTTCGTTCTCAAAAAAGCGTTTCTGCCAGCAAGTGCCGCGCTCGGCGGACTTGCAGCTGCCGCCATCCCAGCCATCAACGCCGCCTCCGATCTCGAGGAAAGCATGTCGAAGGTCGGCGTCATCTTCGGCGAAGGCGCCAAAGAGGTCGAAGCATTTGCAGAAACCGCCGCCAAAGCCCTCGGGCAATCCAAACAAGACGTTCTGGAAGCCGCTGGCACGTTCGGAACATTCGGCAAAGCCGCCGGCCTAGCCGGCACCGATCTCGCCGAGTTCTCGAATGGCATGACCGCCTTGGCATCTGACGTTGCCAGTTTCAACAACGCCGAACCAGACGAAGTAATCCAGGCGATGGGAGCCGCGCTCCGTGGCGAAGCGGAACCGATGCGCCGATTCGGTGTTCTGCTGAACGACGCCACGCTCAAAACTGAGGCTATGGCGCTCGGGATCTACGACGGCAACGGCGCACTCACAGATCAGCAAAAGATCCTTGCGGCCCAGCAAGCGATCCTCAAGCAAACCACCGACGCCCAAGGCGATTTTGCACGCACCAGCGAAGGGCTTGCAAACCAGACGCGCATCATGAAAGCCCAGTTTGAGGACGTCAAAGCCGAACTAGGCAAAGCGTTACTGCCAATCGTTCTTAAGATTCTGCCCGTGTTCGCGAAACTGGCGGACTTTGTCGGCAATAACACCGACATCATTATCAAGTTGGCGGCCGCAGTCGGTGGGTTGTCCGCCGTAATCGTTGTTGCCAACTTCGGCATGAAGATCTACACGGCGACCACCGCGATCGCGACCGCAGCTCAATGGGCATTCAACACCGCCGTCGGTGCGATCGCTCTGCCCATCGTCGCCGTCGTCGCATTTACAGCCGCCCTAGTCGCCCTCGAGCGCGCTAGCGACAAAGCCAGCCGGACGTTCCGAATCTTGCTTCCTGGCATCAACGGACTTTCCGACGGCATTAGTTGGCTTCAAAAGCAAACCGAAGACGTAAACGAAGAATGGGCCGCTTGGAACCAAACCCTCGACGAGGGCCGTCGCGCCGCCGGCAACATGTACCCAGAGATCGACGAGACCGCCAAGTCAGTCGAAGATTTGATGCAAGAGGCCACCGAAGCCGCTGGAGCGCAGCTCGAGCTTGCTGAATCCATCAACGCCGTTTATGAAGAAGTCAAGAAAGTCAATCCACAGTTCGAGCGAATGCTTGAACTACTTGATCTTGAGGACGACGTTGAACAGCTCCGCAATGAGTTTGACAAATACCAAGAAACGCTAAGCAACACCGAAGCGAGCACTCGCGAGATCGAACAAGCTCAGCGCAATCTGACTCGGGAAATCCTAGAAACGCTTTCCGCTCACGGACTTCTCAAACTGGCGTTTGAGGAAAATCTGATGATCAAGATAAACACCGCAGATCTTGACGCCGCCTACGCCTCAGCAATGAGAGTCCTCAACGCGTTCCAGCAGATGAGAGCAATCAGTTCCGGCGCGGCCCCAGCCTCCACCTACATTCCGACAGCCAACGAGCTCGACTTCCGTACCGGCAACGTGCAAACGATTGACATTCGGCCGACCGGAACCGCGACCCGCGATCTCACCAGCGGACAGCTCCAGAACGTCACCGTGAACGTGTCGACGATCAACCCGACTCAAGAAGTCGGCGAAGCCGTGGTCAAGGCAATCCGTAACTACAACCGCACCAGCGGCTCAGCCCAGATCGGAGTCAGCCGGCTGTGACCGCCACCGTCGTCCAGTCCGGCGATTACACGCTCGAAATCGACACCGGAGCACCCGTACAAGGGTTCCGGCTTGATGACACGGTACGCGGCGTTCTAGACGGCACCACGTTCGTTCTGGACGGCCTCACCGACTTCGCTGACGTCACCGACGGCGCCAAAGGCATCCGAATCAAACGAGGACGCCGCGACATCAAAGACCAGTTCGGCGCCGGCACCATGACATTCCTACTCGACGACACCACGGCCGGCGGAGTGTTCAACCCGTTTGCCAGCGACTCGCCGTATTACGACCCAGACAACGTCAAACCTGGCCTTGCCCCGATGCGGCTGGTCCGTTTGTACCGTGAAACCGAGCTGCTGTTCGTCGGCCGAATCATCGACTACGACTACAACTTCGGCCTTGACGGCGACGACACCGTCAGCGTCACTTGCGCCGACGACTTCTATCTGCTCGCTCAAACCGTGACCGACACGACACATCTTTCCAAAGAGTTCAGCGGTGCGCGAATCAGCGCCGTGCTTGATCTGCCCGAGGTCGACTATCCGTCCGGAGCGGCCCGTTCAATCGCGACCGGCACCGTCGAAATCGGCGGCGGCGGCGACTACAACCTAGAGCTCGGCCAGGTCGTCCTTGACTATCTGCAGCTCGTCAACAACGCAGAACAAGGCCGCCTGTTCATTGACCGCGAAGGCGTGCTCGTATTTGAGAATCGGGTCGGTGCAACGCTGTCATCACCTGTCGCAAGTTTCCATGATGACGGCACGCAATATCCGTACCGGAACGTCGACATCTCGTTCGGTGCCGACAAAGTCGTCAACCTCGTCTATGTCTCAACGATAAACAACAAGAGCGCAAACGCATCAAACTCCGCAAGTCAAGCCGAATATTTCATTCAGTCGATAGCAGTCACCGGATCACTACTTGACACCACTGCCGCCGCCCAAGACTTAGCCGACTACCTACTTAGCCCTCAGCCAGAAGCCACGTTCACCGCGATCGAGGTCGCGTTCTCACAGCTGACCGATGCTCAACGTGACGTCGTTGCCACGATCGACGTCGGCAACACAATCTCGATTCAGAAACAGTTCATCAACGGCGCCACCCTCAGCGACATTTCGCAAGAACTCGCGATCGAAGGCGTCGAACATTACATCGACTATGTCGGCGGTCATGTCGCCCGTTTCTACACAAGCCCCACAACCATCGTGTACCAGCTCATCTTGGACGATCCTGTCTATGGTGTGCTCGACGCCCTCAATGTTCTAGGATAAGGAGCACCTATGGGAGCCAACGCCCAAACCTCAGTGCCGGCCTTCACCGCCGGCCAGGTACTTACCGCCGCGCAGGTCACCGGTATCAACACCGGCATCCCCGTTTTTGCGTCGTCCACGGAGCGTGACGCCGCGTTTGGCGGCACCGGCGAGAAGACGTTGGCCGAGGGCCAGATGGCCTATCTCGAGGACACGAACGCCACCCAGTATTACGACGGCAGCTCCTGGGCCGCTGTCGCTGGCGGCAAGATTCTTCAGGTCGTGTCTACCACCAAGACCGACACCTTTTCGGCGAGCATTGGGTCAGGCGCAGACACCGCAATCACGGGTTTGTCAGCGACGATTACGCCGACCTCAGCGACCTCACAAATCCTTGTGCTATTCCAGTCGGCAGGAGCACGAGCCAACGATCTCCCCTATTTCTTCGTCCGGCTGTACCGTGGCGCAACAGAAATCGGATCAGGCGCCGCCGCATCGAACCGAACCTCTTTGATTCAAGCCTCAGGCATTGTCGCGGCGGACACTACGGCGCTCGGACCGCTTTCCGGTCATTTCTTGGACAGTCCAGCGACGACCAGCGCAACGACGTATGCGCTCCATGCCGCCAACGCCGGAACTGGTACAAACACGTTTTACGTCAACCGATCGAACGACGATACTGACGCCGCAAACTTCCCGCGAACCAGTTCCAGCATTACTGTCATGGAGGTGTCAGCATGACCGACTACGCCGCCGTCCTGACTGCCAACTATCCGGACGCTCAATGGACGCTTGATGGCGACACCTACGACGGCCTGACATGGCTGTCCGACACGCCGAAACCTTCACAAGCCGAGCTTGATGCCGCATGGCCGCAAGTCGACTACGACCGCCAAGTCGCCTCAATTGAGCAGGCTCGCCGCGCAGACTACGAAGCGACAAGCGACCCGCTGTTCTTCGAGTGGCAACGCGGCGACGGTACCGAGCAAGCCTGGCTCGACGCCGTAGCCGCCGTAAAAGCCGCCCATCCATACCCGCCGGCCCCATGATCATCACCAGCGAAGACGCAAAGACGGCCGCGCTCGCTTTAGTGATGAGCGTGATCGTCGTCGTCTGCTTATGGATCGGACAGAGATGAACATCGCAAACCCGTCGAAAGCCATGATCGCTCTCGTTGCGCTGGTGTGCGTGACACTTCTGCTGATCACCGACTCGATCTCAAACGAAGCCGGCACTGGTCTGATCGGCATGATCGCCGGCTATGCGGTCGGTAATGGCATCGCGGCCCGTCGAGGCGACGAAGTGACCCCGATCATCGGAAAGAAGCTTTGAGATACCACAGTTGGCAACGGGACACGCCACGGCACCCGTTTGACACCTGCTCCCCAAACCTGCGCCAGATCCGCAAGTACCTCGAGGAACGCTGGGGATTCTGGAACCTCGGCTGTTACGGACGCCGGCCGATCCGCGGCGGCACCGCCTGGTCCTCGCACGCTTTCGGTGCAGCTCAGGATCTCAGCTACCGCCGTGACGACGGCCACCCGACCGCACCATCCCGTCAATGTGTCGAGCAAGACGTCATCCCCTGGCTCATCGAGCATCATGAAGTGCTCGGCATTCAGCGGATTCACGACTATTGGGCCAAGCGTTATTGGGAAGTAGGCCGCGGCTGGATTGGCCGTCCGCCTGGAGCACAAAACGATCACCTGCATATCGAGGTCACTCCCGAGACTTGGACTTGGGCGTCACCGATCTCGGAGCGCATCGTTTCCGGTCCGCCACAGACCACTCAGCCGGAACCGGTGCCTCCGTACCCTGGGCAATCCGTCCGCAAAGGATCAAAAGCCAAAGATCGTGTCAAGCTGATTCAGCGTGAGCTCAAGACGCTCGGCTACAACGTCGGCCCCGTCGATGGCATCTTCGGCCCGAAGACCGACGCAGCTGTCAAAGCCTTCCAAACCGACCAAGCCCTCACCCTTGACGGCATTGTCGGCCCTAACACTTGGAAGGCTCTGTTCAACTAGCACAAGGAGGCAACTGTGCCAGACATGTCAGACTTCAACGCCGCACGCCCCAAGCCGGCCAAAGCGAAGATTCAACAGATCATCGACGAGCTCGACGCGGAACGCTCCGAAGCGCTTGTCGCAGCTCTGAGCGATCTGTCTTATTCGGTGCCGACCATCAAGGCGGTACTGAACAAGTGGGGATTCGACGTTTCCACGTATCCGATCGCGGAATGGCGAAGGAAGAATGTCTAACCCGTTCGACGAGGAAGCAGAGCTGCAAGAGCTCCGCGACGCCCTCGTCAGACAGCAACGCGCCACCCGTAAAGCGCACGCCAAATCAGAAGCCATTGTCGAAGCCGTCTATCAGGCGGCGAAAGATGCGGCGGTCACACTTGGACGCGCTCCGAGCGTTCCCAAACCTAAGACAGACCCGCGCCGCAAAAACCCTGAAGTCGCGCTGATCCACGCCACCGACTGGCAGCTCGGCAAACAAACCTCCGACTACGACATCGACACCTGCCGCCGGCGCATCACACGGTTCGCTGAGAAGATCGGCACGATGACCGAGATCCAGCGGGCCGATCATCCCGTCAAAGAAGCTCATATCATGTTTGGCGGCGACATGGTCGAAGGCCTCGGCATCTTCCCAGGACAACCCTATGAAGTCGAAGCGCACCTGTTCGAGCAGCTGTTCGCCACCGCCGGCCTCATGGAAGACTTTGTCCGACGGATGCTTGCCATCTTCGAGCATGTCACCGTCACCTGCGAGTACGGGAACCACGGCCGGCTTGGCCGCAAAGGCGACATGCCAGGAGCCGACAACATTGACCGCGTCGCTTACAAGATCGCCGGCGATCGCCTCGAGGACGACCGCGTAACCTGGCACACCGACAGCAACTGGTACCAGATTGTGACGATCGGCAACTATTCAGCTCTGCTGGTGCATGGGGACGAGATCAAGAGCTTCGGGGGCAACACACCCGCCTTTGGCTTGATTCGCAAGTGCAACGCTTGGTCGACCGGCGTCATCCCTGAGCCATTCGACGATGTGTACGTCGGTCACTTTCATACGCCGATGACGTTGACGATGGCGAACGGCCACCAGATTTATGTCACCGGTTCGCCAGAATCGGAGAATGTGTACGCCAAAGAGTTCATGGCCGCGACCGGCCATCCGAGCCAGCGTCTGCATTACGTCGACCCAGAGGCCGGCCGCGTCACGGCATCGTATCTGGTATGGCTTGACTAACGAGCGGAAAATCCGCATAATGTCTCCATCGGACCCCGACCCGATATGGAGGAAAAAATGAAGACCCTGTTGCTGATCGCT